GCCAATTATCAGGGTCAGTTCCAAGCGGCTAACGTACAATCTGGCGCGGCTGGTGGTTTGCGCGGTCTTGGATCAACTATGTTCGGTCAGGGTATGCGTGGCCTTGAAATGCAACAAGCGGCAGCGGCTAGAGCGCAAGCTGCACAACAAGCAATGCTAGATGCTGGGCGTCAGCAGACACTAGGCAACTTAGGTTATCCCGGTCAGGCTTTGCAAACCGGAACTGGCACGCTGGGGGCGCTTCCAAGCAGTTCAATGACAGTAGGTGGAACGCCTGGACTATTTGGAACTCTAGCAGCTTTCAGTGGCCTTCCGGGTTTTGGTTAAATAAATGGAACTAACGCAAAGAGACTTACTGGCAAAGACACTGCAAGCCGAGGCTGGAAACCAAGGCTATAGTGGCATGGTAGCTGTCGGGTCGGTAATTATGAACCGTCTTGCTGGTGGCAGTGATCTTGGCAAAGTCATTTTGCAGCCCGGTCATTTCTCTGCGTGGAACAGTACAACTGGTTATGCTGGCGGCGAACAAGGTCAAAACATGGACTTTACGCCAAGTGCCAAAGCGTATGAAGTTGCTGATGCTTTGCTTTCTGGTAATTATGAAGACCCAACAGGCGGCGCAACGCATTATTACAACCCGCAGCTTGCTGATCCTATTTGGGGCGCATCAGGTGGTGGTGATTGGCAAACCATCGGATCGCACATTTTTGGAAAAGCAAACAAAGCTGGCCCGAAACCAATACCAAATAATGGTCAATTAAAACCATCTTTAGAAGCCGTAATCTTTGGAGGAGCTTCAGAAATGAACGGACAACCTACGGGCCGAAATATGAGCCAGCCTAGTGCTATTCAGATGCAGAAAATGCAGCAGCAGCAAGGATCGGGCGGTCTTATGGGCTTTCTGCGCGATCCGCGAACCCGCGAAACATTTGCCTCATTAGACAGGTCTGGAATGTTAGGCGGCGTTCAGCAACGGGCTGCGGCTGATGTAGAGCGCATGAATGTGCGTGAGAAAGATAATCGCACGGCTGAATGGTTGGCAACACAACCCAATGGTCAAAAATACGCTGATGCAATTAGAACTGGCGCTTTAACTGGATCAGAGGCTTATTCACAATACATTTCTGATACTCAGCAAAAAGGTGTTAAAGTCGGTGACAAGTTGGTTGATCCAACGACTGGCAAAGTTATTTACGAAGATGAAGATGCTGCTGGTGTTCTTGATAAAGATAAACTGACTATGCTTAACAGTGTTAACGATGATTTAAGGGCGCGTGTGAAGCCGTTTGAGGAAGTGCGTGATGGATTTGAGCGAATAAAAACCTTTTTTCAAAATCCAAGTGGTGTTTCCGATTATGCTTTGGCTGTTGCGTTTGCTAAAATTCTCGACCCCGGTTCCGTAGCCCGTGAGGGAGAAGTGGCAGCTGTTGCTAATGCTGGTGGTGGTCTGCAAAGTTTGGTTGAGGCTTCGGTTAATTTCATGCTGGGCGAAGGTTCATTGCCAGAACCAGTAAGGCGAAACATTATGAACTTGTCAAATCAATCATATCGGCAGCAATCTGAAATTGCTAAACGTGTAATTGCTGATGCAGAGACTATTCTTGATGGCGCTGGTATCGACAGAAAATTCATGTATAAAATATCAATCCCCCCAGCACCAGAACTAGTTATTCCGCAAGACAAACCAGAAGTTAGCGCGCAGCCTAACGGTACAATCACGCAGTCTGCTTTAGACGCTGGACTTACGCAAGCCGTGTGGAACCAAATGAACGCAGACGAAATAGCGGAATTTCCGTAAGTTTATCAAGGAATAAGATTATGGCGACTCAAGAGCAAATAGATGCTGCTGAAAGAATAAAGCAAAGATTAGCAACTCACAGTGCTTCGAAAGATGTGGACACAACTCCCACACAAAGAACGAGGTCGTTGCTGCAAGGCGTAACATTTGGTGGCGCTGACGAATTGGAAGCGTTTTTTAGGTCTTTAGGGTCGGAAGATTACAAAACGGCTTTAAATGAAATTCGTGGAGGTTTGGCGGCTTACAAGAAAGCTCGCCCCGGCGAAGCTCTTGCATTTGAAGTCGGCGGTGCAGCGGCCCCAGCAATAATAGCATCATTGTTTACTGGCGGTGCAAGCCTTGCTGCACTTGGGGCTAGGTTCCCCACGTTAGTTAATGTTGCCAAAACGCTTGGTATTGCGGGGGCTGAAACTGCCGCTGGTGCAACTGTAGTTGGCGGCATTCAAGGCGGACTTACTGGTGCGCTGAGTGGTGAAAGCCCAGAAGAAAGATTAAGAGGTGCTATAGAAGGAACTTTAATTGGAGCGCCTTTAGCTTTAGGTGTTGATAAACTTGCGCCTCTTGCAACTGAATCTCTTGTTGGATTGGTTGATATTGCTCGTAGAAAGTTCGGAAATAAGGCTGGGTCTGCTGTTGAAAAAGAAGTGCAGCGTTTAGCGCAAGAAGCTGGCATAAGCCCAGAGCAAGCTGTTCAAGAATTGTTAGAGGGACGGTTGCTTGCCGAAAATTCAACTTTGCGTGATGCTGTAAGGAGTTTCAGAGCTACAGGTGGCCCAGCTGCAACAAGATTAAAAGAGGCTTTAGAACCACGAACAAAAGAAACTCGCGGAGCGGCTGTTGCCGAGTTGGAGCAGTATTTAGCTGGTGTGCAGGGCGAAAATATCCTTAAAGCACAAACTGCAAAACTTACATCTATGAAAGACGAAGCAAGTGAACTTTACAATGGCAAATGGGCGCAGCAGAAGGTGTCTCCCGAGCTTTCTTCTGAATTGAAAAAGTTGTTTAACAGGGTTCCATCGGCTTTTGATGAAGTCATAACCGCTATGAAAGCAAGGGGTGACGAACCTTTTTTCAAAATGGTTGATGGTGCTTTAGTTGTGACCGGGGAACCGACAATTGCTCAAGCGGAGCGTGTGCGTCGAGCAATAGCAAACCGCGCAAACAAACTTTGGAGTGAAGGGCAAGGCGATGCTGGCTCCGCGTTTACAGAAGTTGAAAACACTCTAAGAAATATGATTGATAACGTAAGCGATGAAACTAGAGCGGCTCGTGAAACTTATAGTAATATGTCTAACATAGGAGATGCGTTCGATTTGGGACGTAAGGATATGAAGGCTACGCCAGACGTGGATCAGGTTGAAATTAACTTTGACAAAGTGATGGCGCAAGGTGGCGAAGAGTTAAAGGCTTATCGCACTGGCATCATGGCTTCTTTGCGGCGTATGCTTTCATCTGGTTCAGCGGCTTCTACGATTAAAAAGCTGTTAAATGAAGATAATGCTCAAGGCCAAATGTTAAGAACTGTTTTTCCTGAACAGAACTTAGAACAAATGTTGCGGAAGTTGTCTGTTGCAAAAGAGGCTAATGAAGCAGCCAATCAAATATTAGGTCAAAGCCCTACTGCAATAACTAATGAGCAAATCAAAAGACAGGGTGGCGAAATCGGTATTATGGATTTAGCAGAAGCTAGTTCGTTTAATGTTTTCGCAATAACAAGACTTGCGTCAAACTTACTTAAAAAAAGCAAACCAGAACTTACCGACCAGCAACGCCTAGATGTGGTTAATGTTTTGGTTTCAAGAGACCCGCAATATGTTCAGTCTATTTTGAAAGATGAAACTGGTTTAGCTAAGTTGCAATCGGCATTAGAAAAAATTGCTAACGCAACTCAAGCTGGCGCTCAACGGGCTGTTGCTCAACAAGCACCAGCAATGCCAGAAAGAATAACTGGCGCGTTTGGCGCTGGGCCGCAGTAATAAAAGGACTCAGAAATGCGTATTGAACCAATGGATAAAGACACGGTTGAAGGCATCGTCCAAAAGGCGGTGCAAGATGCTGTTGATTTTATCGAGAGCGAAATCTCTGAACCAAGGGTCAGGGCGCAGCGTTACTTTGATGGCAAGGTAGATATTGGGCATGAGCAGGGCCGATCAAAGGTCGTTGCCACAAAGTGCCGTGATGTTGTTCGTGCAATAAAACCATCCATTCAGCGGGTTTTTCTTAGCACAGAAAACCCGGTTGAGTTTGTGCCTCGTATGCCAGAGGACGTTGCTATTGCGGAGCAAATGACGAAATACGCTAACTATAAGTTTCAGCAGAACAACGGCTATCGTATGCTCAACGATGTGTTCCAAGACGCTATGGTTAAGAACTGCGGTATTGCCAAGGTAATGTATGAGGACAAAAGCGAAAGCGAGACATTTACCTACACTGGCTTAAACGAAGATGAATTTATGTTCTTGGCAGAAGATGATGACGTTGAAGTTTTAGAGCAAACTATCACGCAAGAAATCGAAATTGACGAAATGGGCGTTGAGATTGAACGTCCTGTTTATGACGTTAAAATTAGCCGCACAACTTACGATGGCGATATTCTTATTACATCCGTTCCACCGGAAGAGTTTTTTGTAGATCGGAATGCTCGAAGCATAGATGATTTTTTTGTGGTTGGGCATCGCACCGACATGACTGTTGGCGACTTGCTTGCTATGGGTTACGAGGAAGATGAAATCCAAGGTTTAACCGGCACTATTTCAACCATGGAGTCTGAAGCTGAGTATGAACGCCGTGGTTATACCATTGACGAGGACGATGACGAAAGTGCCGACCCAACTTCCAAAAAAATAGTTGTTACAGAAGCCTATATGAAGATTGACGCAGATGGTGTCGGCGTCCCGCAGCTTTATCGTTTTGTATTGGCTGGCGCTGGTTACAAAATGCTTTCATATGATAAGGCGGATGAAGTTCCGTTTGCTGTGTTTGAAGTAGACCCAGAACCACACGCATTTTTTGGTAGATCGCTGGTTCAGTTAGTCCAGGACGATCAGGATGCGGCAACGGCAATGCTTCGCGGCGTTTTGGATAACGTAGCACT